CGCAGTCAGCGCCAGAGTCATGATCGACTTAACATCGATCAGCTTAGCCAGTTTCTCTTTCATTTATGTCACCTCCTTTCAAAAAAGCATTGAGGCCGCCGCACTCACGACCGCCCCAATCAACGCCCCGATAAGCATTTCCCACTGCCGCCCCGGCTTGGCTTTCAGTTCCGTCACATCGTCTGTCAGCTGCCGGATGGAGCTATTCATGTGCTTAATCTCCTCCGTCTGCCGGGCCATCTCCAAAGCAAGTGTGTGTACGGCATCCACAATCTTCCCTACACTGTCCATGCGATGTTTCAAAGATGCTATTTCATGCTTATAGCCTTCGAGCACTACCACAATTTCTTCATCCGTCATGCCTGTTCCTCCTTAATCAGCATAGTTTCATCCATCAGTCCTGAATCCGCCGGCGGTTCATATACGCTGCCGTCATTGCTCAGGTAGATTGTCTGGCCGTCAGTGCGGTACAGTGTATCGTATCCGCTTATATTGCCTGCCTCCAAGCCTCCGATTGTAAATGTGGTAATATCCCCCCATTCCTTTGGGATATTATCTGCAAACACAATCTGCAGCACGTTTGGTGCAACTGGCATGATACGGATAATTTCATACTCAGTATCCCGGATCTTGATTTTTTCCATTTTGCATCCTTCCTTTCTAATGATTTGTATTTTTATGTATTATAAAAGGCCCTTTCAGGCCCGGAATTTTCTTACATATTGTGCGCAATACCAACTCCTCAAAAATCGGCCACGCTCATGATGAACGATACTATACTGAGGCTGAGGTAAATAATCTTTTCAATACTTATCAGGGACTTCCTCAATATAGTATGGATCTTTTCAATGTACAGAGCGGCGGCCGTCTGCTATATTATGATACCAATACGAAAAACACGCCATACAAGGCTGGTATTACACAGGCATCTGAAGGTGTGGCTATTACAGTAGGTGACTGGGGGAACTTTATTACGTCTTTAGCAATACCGAAAGGCGATTCAAGACTATACATATACAGCCGCGCAAACAGTATAATCACAGACTGGAAAATGCTTTAAGTCCTACCGGAAATCTCCTTCCATTCTCCATAGGATACTCCTGGAGTATGGAGTGACACAAACAGCCGCAGATCGTTGCTGATGGCAATCCGTGTTGTCCACATCTTGAGGAAACCAAATGTCAGGATAACACCGCCGTTTCCTTCTCCCTCTACTGGCCTGTGTGTAGCGTTATCCGCATAGATGTATATTCCTGGCGAATTTGTATCCACGAGGCAGTCCGAAACACTGGTGGCATTTTTAGCATAAAAAAGTTCGCTATCCTCCTGCTTTGTGTGATACCTGTCATCATGGGTATGCCCAATCTTAGAACTCTTGGTATTGAGCACAGTATAAAGATCCATCAATACCTTTCCCTGAGCCGCCGACAGGGGCAGATCTGTCCGGTCAGTAACACAGTTGTTTACGATCTGTCCGATCAGGCAGACGCCGGTCATCCAATTCCTAAAATCTTCCGTAAACTTCTTCATCTTCCCCCAGCGTGTCCTGGCCTTTTCTTTTGCGGCCGGTACCGGGAAACTGTCTGATGATGCATCAAAGGCAGAAACCAGAGTGTCCGCGGTGTCACCGCCAATGGAATCTACCTTATCCAATTTTAAAGATTTCACCCACCTCGTCAAATTACCTAAGATTATATTGACAACTCCATTTGATGAGGGGATTTCTGGATATTTAACATCATCACTCGGCTCTGTCACAGATGATATTGTCTTTGAAATATCCCCTCCGTCATTATGAACCAATTTTGACAAATCCTTTTTATAGGTTGCATAATCCACATACAAGATGCTTGGGGTTGATACCGTAATTTCTGCCACATTAGAAATTATTAAAGAAAGTCTTATTCTTTTTCTATTTGTTTCTACCCCGGTTGTAGATACAATGTATTGCGCATCATCTCCACAGTTATCATAAACGTATAATTTATCCCCATTGTTTGTTGTGACTAACAATCCAATTTCTTTAAAATAATAATCATAATCCACTATGGGGAAATCCCCTGTAATAGTACACCCTTCTTCCGATGCTTCAACATCAATGTCTGTAATTTCATATAGCTGATGCACTAATGATTTTTGAGTATTAAAGTTTGTAGGTGGTGCTCCATCGCCAATTACAATCGCTTTAAAGTTTATCACATTTGACATCTGAGCATCCGTCAAAGCTTGCCTTCCGTCTACAGTTAACGTCAATCCACTCCATGCCATTTATATCACCTGCCTTATTGTTGTAATATCTGCTGTGTTTAAAGTCCCACCCGCAAAGATTTTTCCTTCTAATGGGTTTTCATAAATTATTTTTAGAATAATATTTTGCGGAACCATCCTTTCCAACATATCATTTACTTCTGTATCTTCACATTCAGGTAAAAAATACAACGTGACCATTAAGACATATCCTTCATTAAAATTATCAGAAACAGAATAATTCTTCCCATACAGTTTAAATAATGAATCTTTCAAAGAGTCCATTGTATAAGGTGATGTATTTAACCAACGAACCTGAATCCTCTTTCTACGTGCCTCTAGGGTGTCTCCTGAGGCTGGGTAAATATTAAGCATTTTTTCAAATCTTGATATGCCATATTCATTAGCAGTAGAAATAAATCTATTGTAAAACACCTGATCCACTGCTTTCCAAATCGTCTGAAATTCTGGGTTTTCTGTTTCCAGTGCGGCAACTGGTTCTTTGTAAGCCTGCATAAAAGATGGTAAATAAGAAACAAGGTCAACATCTCTTATCATGTCGAAACACCCCCTAACACCGGAATCTGGTATTTGGTCAAAGTCAGATTATTTGTACTGTCATTTATTTTTGTGTCTGTCACATCAAGAACCCCTTTCACACCAAGAATCCTTGTTTCAATCTGACTGACCCTGACAATAATGCTTGCACTATTTGACCAACTTTTTCTTAATTCCAACAAATACACATCAACAGCTTCTTCTATCGCGGTCTTAGTATTTGACCAGTTATAACCCTCATCAAAAGTCACCGTTGTTCTTATATACACTTGAATAGGTTCGGCGCTTTTCACTTTAACTACATGACCAATAGGGGCAAGTCCATACCCTTCTCCAGCACTTTCATCTGGATCAATGATAGTCTGAATCTGTTTAATCAGAGTATCTGACGCCTTGCCAAAATCCAAGGAATTAACAACCGTTATAAGAACTGTACCGCCTACAGTCAATTTCTTCTCAAATGAGGCCATATAAACAGCAGAAAGCCATGTTGCAACCTCTGCATCCACTTCGTCAATCACAGAGTTATACCAAGAAGTAACTTCTTCACTTGGTATCATATCCGTTGGGTGAATATCTCCATTCCATACCCGTGTAACCTTCAGATCACCAACACCACTGATCTTCTTTACCGCCTCAATATAAGCTGCCTTATTGCCCCCAAATGATTGTGCATTGAAACTGTCAAGATATCGTTGCCGCAATATTTCTGTATCTTCTTCATCCTCTCCTGGAATAAGAACTTCCGTCAATGTTGCAGTTTGCAATCCAGCAATGTATTCTATTGGTATCATATCGCCAAGATACTGATTACCAATGGTTCCTTCTGTTTCACACTGAACCTGGTACTGTCCAAGCGCAATCTGCTCTGTCACAATATAGTTCATTTCACCAATATTGAAACGCTTACCTGTCACATTAACATTCGTTGGTGTAAACTCACCTTTTAGAATGGCTTTTGTTGCGGGTTCAGGTGAAAGTCCCCTGTCCTTTGCAAGCAAGATCAGAAATTCCCTTGCAGCGGTATCACCATATGAATTTTTTATCAGATATTCCAACTCAATATATAAAATCTGAAATTCAATAGCACTTGCACTGTGCAGATCATAAATCGGTGATGATGGTCTTTTATCTAACTTGTCAGATACACGATTCAGCATTCTATCAAGAATGACTTCATATGTCTGATCTTCATACATTCTAAATCCCCACCTCCTTGTCTGCTTTAATATCACCGTAAATTGTTTTTACAGTAAAATAGACATGAACCATACCTTTGACTGTAATGTCAAATTCAAAGTCGGTCACGCCTGTAATTCTTTCATCAATGGTTAATGCTTCACTAATCCTGCGCTCCAATTCAGGACAAACCCAAGTGACAGGCTCACCATACAGATCAAATGTCTCAATACCGTAATACCACGGATATATAATGTACTGATACCGTTCTGTTTGCAACGTCCTGAATATCATTTGCTTCATGGCATCCTGTTCATCCACAAGACCACGTATAGAATCACCATCTAAATCCATTTTGTAGGTAAGGCTTGGCTGTGTTTCAATTTCAAAATTTTGGTCAAGAAAACCGACTGTTGAAGGAATCATACTATTCCCCTATCCATAACAATAAATTTTTGACCTTTTTGCTGCCTTAAAACAATAACCTTATCACCGACAGCCAAGCCGTTATGTACAGTGATCTCAATAGTTCCGACAGCATGAATGTGTGAAGGAGAAACGGGTGCTGTTCCTGAATCTATACCGCCTGTATAGTAGTAATTCTGAATATTCCCCGCTGTGATCTTGGTTTTGAAATTGGTTACATTCCTTGAAAGAATTAACTGTTTTTCACCAAGAATCATTTTCTGTTCAATATTGATTTTCAGCGGTGAAGCGCTTATCACTTCACCAAAATAGACATTCATGGGTTTCGCTGCTTCAACGGCTTCAATGGCCGACCTTTTCAATGTATCAACAAATTCATTTGCATCAGGCAATAAATTCACCCCCTCTAAGTGTCAAATCCATCCAATGCTCATTTTCCTTGTAGGTGTGCTTGCATTTTTCAACAAGCATCCAGTTCTTCACTTTTATGTCGCCAAGGTCAAGGTTAATAACAATCATAGAACCTGCACGCACCCGGTTGTCACCTAATGCGTTGGTAATTCTAAGATTGCGGCTCTTTTTGTTATACAGTTTCAAAAGGGCATCTGCCTTGGCCTGACCGTTTTCACCCTTCTGCAATGTATCATAGTATTGTAAGATTCCCCACTTATTGATATTGGAAGAATCCTGTGTAACATACACTTCACGTTTTCCTGTATCCTCATTGTCATAAGTCAGTTTGATTTTGTTATATGTGCTTTCATCAATAGATGAAGTATAGTCAAAATTCTCTCCTGTTTCTTCATCAATCATCAGGTAGGCACCCGGAACACCCACGTACATAGATGATAAGCTTTGCAAAGTCAGTTTTCCAAAGTTATCATACAAAACATACATTTCCCCGGTATTAGTCAGTGTAAGATCAAGAGCATTTGCAATCATTTCAAACATTGAAGTATTTTCTTCAACCCTTGATTCAATAACATACCTGGTATCATCCAGTATACCAAGATTCAAGGCATAATCATCTGCCACCATTTTGACAAACTGTGATGCCGTTTTATCTTCATAGACTTTGGTATCTTTGTTTTTTAAGTACCGCAACTGATCGTAAGCGGTAACTGTAATGATTTTGTCCTTGTTTCTCTGTTGCTTGAACACAAAACCAAAGAAAACATTGTCACCGTCTACTCTCATCCTGACGGGACTACCTTCTGAAAAGTCAAGAATGTCATCATACAGGACTTTGAAAACCAGTTTGCCGGGGGTATTTTTACGTTCTGTCGACCATTCAATACCTTCCTGAACAGCAGGTTGATATACTTTGGCTCCTGATTCATTACCAACCAGTAGTTCAACATACATTAAACAAACACTCCTTTCTTACATTGCCGGAATGGTCAATACTTGCCCCGGCTTAATTAGGTTGGGATTTCCACCAATAACACCTCTATTTGCATCATAAATTATAGTGTACTTTGCACCGCTACCGTAAAACCGTTTTGCAATGTTCCATAAACAATCACCACGCACAACCGTATAGGTTTGCGCCGCTACCGGGGCTGGGGAATTGTTGGTTTCCCGCTTGGGTTCTGCACTTGCTTTCGGCTTAGATTCTACAATTTTGATGTTGACTGTTTTTGTCCCATACTCCCGGTACTGTTTCAGATCGAACTTCACCTTAAAATCAAAACCGTTCTTTGCATCTTCTGTGATTTTGTAATCTTCCAAAGAAACCTTCATATTTGTGTTCAGCAGTTTCTTTCCTACTGGTGTTCTTCTGCATACAATGAATTGGAACGGCTTTTTTCCTGTTTTCAACCCTTCAAAAATGTCAAAGAAATATCCCGCACCTTTGAAACCTGACTTATACACTGCATAAGGTTGTTTCACTTGCGGGATCTCTGCTTCAAACTCAATGTCGGTCAACCCTGTTTTTTTCAGGATATTGATTTCACCGTCATTTATCAGGTTGACTGTTTTATTGTTACCATTGATTTTGATACTGATTTTTTCGGGAGTGACAGGTAAAAGACACTTGTCAAAATACACATCATATCCACTTTTTGCCAATTACTCATGCACCCCTTCCGTCATATTATCAACAGCTTCATTCACTGAATCTGTCAGTTTAGTCATAAATCCGTCAATATCGTCACCACTATTGATGTTATTCTGCATACCTGACTGATCAATCGTGATTTCTGCAACTGTGTACCTGTTTACAGTTTCCTGTTCAGCAATATCACGTAAATACTTCAAATCTTCTTCTGATATTTCCAAGGAATCCTTGATTGCCCCCGTGTTATCAGCAATGTTTCCAAGATTATCACCAACCCCTGAATCTGCGATCGCATCATTAAACCCGGACACATAGTCTTGTGGGTTCGGAATGTCTGTACTTCCAAAAATATCCGACAAGCTGAAATTACTGACTGCATCCGCAATACCGTCCCCCCAAGAAGCACCGGCATTAAATGCATCGGAAATCCAATCGTCTTGAAAGGCATCAAACGTGTTGAACCCTTCACTGAAAGCATCTGAAATACTGGTGTAATCTTCTTTATTCCCAGCCGCCTCACTTGCCTTTGCTGCGTAATCATCCGCAGCGGATGAAATGCCGGAATAATCAAATTCTACAAAAGGAAGTTTGTTCAATGCGGCACAGATGCTATCAATAACAGATAATGCAGTTGACATCAAATTGTAAAACCAAGATTGAACATTACTGATTGCGTTATGGAACGCCGTCACTATGTTGGACGCAAGCGCTGCAATAGCATTTCCAATACCTAAAGCAATATTGGCAACGGTCAGACTCAAATTTTTGAAAAACTGAATTACTACATTCACACCACCGGTAATTACACCAAATCCCGAATTTGCAATACCTGTCATCTTTGCAATGGCATTACACACCGCAAAAATAATTGCAATAAGTGCGATAATCAACATGATAATCCATACAATAGGACACGCATATAAAGCCCCATTGTATCCCATTTGTGCAGCAGTTGCCGCCATGGTCTGCCCTGTAGCTGCCGCCATTACTGCAACCTTTGCAGACATTGCCAATGCATAAATTGTGCTTGCTGCCGCTGACGCTAGTTCAATACCTTTCAGAATACCAAGATAGGCCGCATATACAGCTAACGCACCGATAACCCCATATACAATAGGACTGATGATTGACCAATTATCAGCGATAAATCCGCCTACTGTACCGATTAAATCAAAAATATTCAGTATAATATTGGCAAGGGTTGCCATTGCTTCAATAACACCGTTTGCGAATGTCTGAAATGCGTCACTGTCGGCTATATCGTTCAATCTTTGAAGTACAGGTTGAAAGGCAATCAGTGCCGTGTTCTTCATAGACTGCCAAACCTGCCCCCAAGTCATAGGCATTTCTTCAAACTTGGTATTGATTTCATCCGCACTTGCAAAAATTGCAGCCTTCACAACATCGGCTGAAAGTTCACCTTCTGATGCCATATCACGGATTTCACCAATAGGCACTTGTAAATAATCAGCAATAGACTGAATCAGATTGGGGGCCTGTTCAAAGATGCTGTTCAATTCATCCCCTCGCAGTACACCAGATCCAAGCGCCTGCGATAACTGCAACATTGCGTTTGATGCTTCTTGTGTACCCGCTCCGGCAATCGTCATCTGTTTTTGAACCAAATCCGCAAATGCGACCACTTCTTCTGAACTACTGAACGCATCCCCAGCATTATTACCGAACCTTGCAACCACATCCGCCATTTCAGAAAATGAACCACGTGCATCCTGTGCGGCGGCATATACCATGTTGACAAGTTCTTGTGTACTCTGCACACCGTCATTCATCATGTTCAATCGTGATGTGGTCTGAACAAGTTCATCTGAAATATTTAATACATTTCCAACACCCTGAATGCTGACATAGGCTGCCGCCACCCTTTTGATGGTGTTGGTCAGTTCATTTGCCTGTTGTGTACCGCTTGAAATTTCCTGATTGAAACGTCCCTGTTCATCAACATTATCCCTGATATAGCGTTCTGTTCCACTTATTGTCTGTGACAGATGCAAATAAGCGGCATTTGCAGCAGAAACATCCATATTCTGCATTGCCGTATTCAGTTCATTTTGTTCCAGAACTGCTTGATTTAAACGGGAACGCAACTGTTCAAGTTCTGCATTTGCAGTATCTATCCCAATGTTTACGGGATTGTTTTCAATCTGTTGGATACGGTCACGGACTAAATCGATTCGAGTTGCCAGCCTGTTCAAATTCTGAAATGCTTCAGGTGGGAACAGATCTGTATTGTATGCCTGTCTTGCAATCGCATTCTGTGTACCGCTCAACTGTTCTAACATACTATTTGTACTCTGAACTTCTTGCTGAAATCGTTCAATCCCTGAACCTGTAAATACTTCCAGACTGTCGGTATTCCATGTGACTGGAATTTTGACCGGGTCTGGAGGAGCACGTGACTGTTCAGGTAGAGACGGTACCTTGGCCGGTTCAGGAGGTGTTGAGGGTACAAATGGGTCAGTGTTAATCAATGGTTGATTCTGCATTGCGGCGTTCAGCTCATCCATTGCAGCTGCAGCTTGATTGATTTCATCACGCACAGCTTCAATGCCTGATGTATCCATGTCTGCATTCATGGTATGCTGCATATCTTCCATTGTCGAAACAGTGAGATTGACCGCATTGATTATTCCATAGATAACTCCTGAAAATTGGTCATTTAATTCAATACCGGTCTGAATTGATGCCACCTCTTTTCACCTACCTTTCTTAGTGCTTTTTCTTTGCTTTGTTTTCTGCTTTTTTCTTTTCCTTCTTATCGTTTTCAGCTTTGATTTCTATTGCTGCTATGACAAATGCTTTTTCCTGCTCTTCCATTTCCAAGAATTGACTTGGTAAAATATGAAGTTTATGAAGGGCATAATAAGCAAAATTTGCTTCACTATCCCCTTCATTTATGAGTTTTTTGCTTCGTCAACCTTTTCTTCAAGACTTTTGGTAAATCCCTGAAACTTTTGCATCCAAACAGTAAAATCCTGATATTCACCGGCATTGTCAACCATTGCATAAAGTAATTCTTCCGGGGTCATAACACCATATGAATCCTGCAATTCCTTGTCATAAAGATCAGGGTATACAGTTGATGCAACAATCATCTTTGCAAGGTATTCAGCGGTTTTTACCTTTGGTCTGAACAGGTTAGGTTTTCCCTTGACCTGAACTTCAATAGTACAGGAATCACGCAATGCTTCATTTTCCTTGGAAGTAATCTGTTTGAACTCCCATTTCAGCGGTTCACCGTTTTCATCCTGTAATGTAGTTGTAGGTGCATATTTTTCATTTGCCTTTGCGATTTTGTTCACTTTCATAAATCGACTGAATTTTGACATTTTTATTTGTCCCCTTTCTGTTTATCATTGAATAACAAAAACCCCTTATATGAGCGTTATATAAACTCACACAAAGGGTTTTTCATTGTTTAGTTGGTAAGAAATCCGGTCAGATTTGCAAAAGATTCAGGCATTGAGAAATCCTCAAATGTTCCTTCAATCTCTTCATCCAAATATTCACCATCCGCATCAAACTTTGCAAGGATGCCACCATCGGTATTGCAGTCATAAAAAATGATCGTCTGTCTACCCGCATCACTGGTTGGATCATCATTTGTGATCTGCATTTCAAAATATACATCCTCACCGGTATTCTTATAATCAAGCAATGCCTGACGAAGAACCGACTGGTTATAGTGGGCCGTACCGGAAAAAGTACCTTCCATACCACATGACTTATGTCCGGCCATAATTGCACCAAGTCGTGGAACGGTGGTCTTGGTTTTCTCGACTTTTGCTTCCATATCAATCATCTGCATGAAGTTGTATCTTCTGCTACCGATTGTGATAAAACATTCAGCCAGTTTTGCCGCAACCGTGTCCCTTGCCTTCATTGTTACATTTGACATTTTATTTCACCCCTTCCTTATGCAACCGTAACTGTCATATAAAGTTTGCTCATAGCGTTCACAACGGTGATCGCAGATGTGACTACAACCGCCTTTTTAGATTCACCCTGTGCAACCAATACATCAGAATCAGTGAACCCTTCAATAGCGCCAAGTTCCTGTAACTGTGTACGGATTTTTACAAGGTCAGACCAAAGGGAAGTTCTGCCGGATGTATTATTTGGAACAATCCCAAGATACTTGGTATTGAACAGAACTGCATCATCATTTCCCAGCTGATCAATAACCCTAATGGTCTGATTATCCTTGAACACATCCCCACAACTGTCCGAAGTAGTCACCATTGTGTTAATATCTTCAAGAACACGAACCACGCCGTTGACTTTGTGGAAAGTAAACTCACCTGCTTTAATCGCCGCTTTTAACTCGTTTTGCGTATAGTCAGTGTTTACAGTAAAACCACCGTCATATTTCTTATTCTGACAGGATTTATTGACTGCACAACCACTTTCCGCACCAGTCACCCAGTACACGAGTGATGCCTCTGATACTCCCACATCCGCCACCTTATTTTTGATGCTGATAACGCCCATATAATCAGCAGCAAGATTATAAACAACCAACTGGAACTTAATACCAAGTTCATCACGCAAACGCTTATTGAAAGCCACATATAACTTCTTGGTTGTATCATCTGTGACTACAGCCCCCATGGTATTGTAAGTATAAGATTCAATCTTATCCAAATATGCCTGATGTGCGGTGCCGTCAATGGTGCCATTTGTACCACCGGACAAAGGTGTACCGGCAATAACAGAAAGCTCAGTATCTTTGAATGTCACATAGTCATTTGCCACAAGTTCAGTAGCCTTTGCGACTGTCTGCGTATCAACTTTGACCGTACCAAAGTAGGTTGTAACATCAAACTTTTCACTTTCGTCTGAATTTGCCTGAATAACAATCCTAAGATCATTACCACGCACGCCGCAATACTTTGCTTCTGCATATGTGTTTGAAGCCTTTACACCGCCACCATTCAAGCGATAAGCGTATAATGTCTTAGCACCCATAAACAGATCACTAAGACCAAGCATTTTAGGATTATCAAAGGAATAACCAAAAAGTTCCAGGCTTTTTTTCTGAAAATCTTCATTGGTTACTTCAAAGACTTCCCCTTCAATACCCCAGTCAAGTTCAAGTGGCATTGTTGCAACACCTCTGTCCGACAGTGTGGCAGATGCGGATGCGGCTGAAACAAAGTTGATATAAGCACCGGGAAGTTCTTTATTCTGTGCGGTAAATGTACCACCACCTAAAGCCATACTATTTCACCAGCCCTTTCATATATTTTTCAATCAAATTGTCAACAGTTTCTAAAGTGTAACTTTTATCTTTATCAAGAAGGGCAGTCACCAAATCCCTTTTATTTGCAAAACGGGCGGACGCAAGAATCTGTTCTTTACTGAACTTTGGTTCAGACTGTTCAACAAATTCCGTATTCACCACCTTCTTCCTTGTAGCCAATTTTTAACCACCTTCCTTCACATCTGTACTTGCCCGTAAAATTTCCATAGTTGTCTGCTGCTCTGTCTTTTTGATAAAACAGTCATAATTCACAAAGAAATTCAAAACACCGTCAACCACTTCATACTTCATCTTTGTCCCCATGATTGGCTTATCCTCACCATAGATTGTGATGTACTCCAAACACTGCCACATTCTTTCAGCCACACCATTACATTCCCTTTGCTTTTCATTAGTTTCAGGGAAATACTGTATGCAGAACTGATTAGTTCGGAAATAACGCTTACCAAGAAACAGTTCAGTTGTTGGGTTCAGACAAGTAATAAAAAAACAAGGTTCTTTCAAACCTTGCTTGATTTCTTCCATGTGGGTTTCATAGCCATCCCCAAATTCTTCATTCAGGGAAATGCTGATTGCTTCAATTATTGAATTTATCATTTCAAACATCCCCCTAAATATTTTTTAATCTTGTTTTCAAGCACCTTCGGGGCAATCTTTTCAAGTTCCTGTTTAGATATGGTCATCATAAACTTACCCTTAACCCATCCCTTGTGATTTGCGGTTCTGTGACCATATTCAACATAGGATGCGTATTCAACCGGGTTCACAATCTCAATGACATAAGTGTCACCAAAATGATGAACGGTCAGGGAATCCGCATAATTCTGTGCAGATGACCTTTTTTCACCAGTCCACCCACGCCTTAAAGTACCGCCTTTTTTTCCTGAACTTTTTGGATATTCCCCCACCGG